ACTGGTTCTACATCTACAACCTTCGTCATATTGTCAATGATTGTGTCGTTGCGGTTGATTGCTATGTTGCGCGCCTTTTCCGCATTGTCATTGATGAGTTGTGAACCTCGTTCAACAATAGCACCACGCTCGGCAATTACCCTATCAATTTCGTCAGGAGCAGCATCGGGCGATTTTTCAATGACCGTCCTCGTTGACAAGTAAGGTGCTTCCATTGCCAAGTTGGTGATTTTTGTGTTGTTGGTTTCAAGCGACCACGGAACAATCTTAGCACCGATACGAATTTCGCTCAAGTGTTCAGTTCCGTTTGTTTCAAGGTCAAGACCTGCTTGGTGCAACCGTACCATATCATTGACAAACTTGCGCCAATTCAAAGCGGATTGAGTTGCCAAAGCATAGTCATTCGACATAGCCAAAGCAATACCATTACCACCACTATTGGAAGTGGTGATGTCTTTAGGCGTGATAAATGTCGTTGAACTGAACAAGGAAATCTTTTCTTCAAGCGTCTTTAAGTAGCCGTCCATCGTTTGCGGTTCTGGGAACTCAAGCACCTTTGCATCTTGCTTGCCACCAGTTGTGTCACTAGACAAGTTGATGATAAGCGTTGATGTATCACGTTTGAAACTTTCCTTATCCAACTCACCCGTCAACACAAGGGCAAAAGTACCGAAACGCTTCAAAGCGATGGCTTGGATGTTTGCCATCAACTCCCACATCTCAATGCTGCTTTCAGCGTACTCCCAAGCCACCTTGCCTCGTTTCAACAAAAGCGGGCAAATCGGGTAGCCGTGGATTTCCTTTGTAATAGTCCAACCTTCTTCAGCACCTTGAACACAACGATAGTGGAACTTGCTATCAAATGTGTCAATAATTGTCTTATTGTCAACAACATAAGCAAGTGAACGTGCGATTTCAACACCATACTCATCATAGTTGGGGATGAATTGGTATCCATCTTCATACGAAAAGTTGGTCACGTTATAAGTGTTTGTCGTTGTGTCAAAGGAAAACAAGACTGCGCAATTACCAAGTTGTTCACAAGTGTTGATTGCCATATACTTATCCCAATCACGCTCTCGCCAAAGCCATTCTTGCTTGATTTGCATAAATTTCTTGTTCTCGCCCTCCTCTGGATTTTGGTTGCAAAGGCTAAAATCCAATGCGTTTACCGTAAGGTTGCGGACGTGAGCAGAGTGAATCAACTTTTGAAACGAAGCGGTTTGCGTCAGTTCCATCATATTTGGAGGCAAAGCAACACCATCAATGACGATTTGGATTTTTGGCAAAATCTTGTTCAAGATGATGTGGTGCAAGTCAGGGCGATATTCGGTGATGTACAAATCTTGCGAAATCGGATAGACCTCCAAATTCGCAAAACCCGTATCCATCATTTCGTTGCTTAAAACCTTAGTGTCGCACCAAACTGGCAATATCATATTGCCACCACGTGTGAAAGGTTTCATTTTCAACAACCTTTCGGGTTCACTAAGAAACCAATTTATGTCGTGTTCTCTAATCATCATATAGCACTCAATAAAGCCAAAACCTCATCGGCATTCCTAATCTTTTTCCTTGTCCTAATACCATCGCCGTTATTTTCAACACCATTGACACCAAGAAAAGCAAGCATATCGTCATCCTCAAGCCTTTTGCGCATTACACCTGCATCATCACGCAAGATGCGGTAGCAATCGTAACACAAGCCACCGCAAAGCATAATCACGTTGTCTAACAAGTCGGGTGACATACCTTTTAACGCAGTTTTTTGTTTTTCCTTTTCCAAGAAAGCAATTCTGCCATTCGGTGTCCTATGGAATTGAAAAATAGCACTCTCAAATTTCAAGTGTTTTAATATCGTAGTCGCACCAATTCTCTTCATATTTTGGTGCGTGTATCGTGCATTTGCCAAGTTAGGCTCGTAGTGAATAAGACCAGCCTTAATCATTTCCATAGCAAGATGCGCCGCTTCGTCTTTAAAAGCGGTATATTGCGCCTTGCTACGTTGTGAAGGACTACCTGCACCAGTAAAATAGATTTGTTGCGGGTAACAATCCCTTAAAAAGCCAAAGCCTTGAACATCAAGAATCATCTGCTTGTTTCCAAGTTCGTGTTTGTTCTTGAAATTGTTAATCATCACAACGGCCTCCCTCGGCGTGTTTTTCATACAAAACTCTATGTCCTTGCAAATGAAACCAACGTGTGACCATAATTCCCAATACTTCATTACCAAGTTGTCAAACCCAGTCGTGGCCATATCCACTGTCATTACTCGTTTCAGTAATTCCGCATTGGTCGGTATGTCAATGGGTCGGAACATTCTTTCGATGTCCGTTGCGGTCATTTGCACATTTGATGTGTCTTGTTCGTCAATTTCTTCATCAGTCAACGAATAGTTCCAATTTGCGGAATAAGAGGACAACGCAGTTGATGAATTTGCAGCAAGGCCACGATAAGCCTTGTTTTTTGCAAGCATTGCCTTGTTATCACGAACATCAAACGTGTAAAACACCATAGACAAGATGAAATCCTCGTAGGACATATCTGGGTCAACGGCTATCAAACTGTCGATGTGAGTCTTGCACTTTTCATAGACCTCGCGTTTTGTGCGCCCAAAATAAGTCTTATCAATGTCGCCTTCTTGCATATTGAAATACATAACGACACCATCCATAGACTTGTCAACACTCCCATCGTCATTTATCCAACCGCCTCCGTGTTCACCTTTGCCACAGAGTTTTCTAAGAAAACATTCCCTTTCAGGGTTTTGTGCAAGAAAGATTTGAGCCTTGCCGCTTGAATCACTACGCAGACGTGGCATAAAGGCGGTGATTGTGCGCCAGTTGAACTTGTTGCACTCATCAAAAATCAATTTCTTGGCTTGCAAACCTTTTGCAATCTTATCAATTACAATAGGGTTTTCATTGTCAAGTTGTTGGAATTTGATTTCACTGCCATTGTACAACTTCATACCCATATCGGTTTGGTTGCGAATAATCTCCCCGATTGGGTCGTGAGGTTGTTTCTTGACGCTGCGGTCAATCAGCGGATACATCTTTTTCAAGGTATCATTAACCTTTCCTGCACCCCAAAAGTCTGACACGTTGCGCATAAAGCATACAATCTTTGCGTTGTCATTCATCGCAAGGTATTCAATAGGCGCATAGTACAAGGCATAGGACTTACCGCCACCAGTGTTCCCCGTAAAGCACACGATGTCTGCATTTGAACGAATGGCAAACTTTTGGTTGCCGTCCTTCAAAGGTGATAACACTATGTCTTTCTTTTTTCGTGCCATTGTTTGCAAAATTAGTCACTTTATGTCCTATAAATGTACTTTATTTTTTCAATCCCTTTTTATTAAAGTAATTCTAAAGCAAAAAACAAATAAGGCATTTGTTGCTAAGGTTTTAGGTTGTAATTTTGCACAAATTGGTTATTTTTTAATAGTAGAAAACTATGACAAAAGACGAAGTTTTGCAGAAAGCAAATGATTATTGTAGTGAGAAAGGCTACACAAGTGAAACTCTGACCGATGAATTTAAGGAACTTTTCGCAAACCATTTCTCAAAGCGTTACCCCGATGGTGACATCAATGACGAGAACATCGTTGCGGAAATCCAATTCAACCTCAACACAGCCTTTAGTGCGACATCTAAGGGTGTGACATCTAAGCAAAAAGCCTACGACCAAATGGTTGAGGATTACAAAGGTCAAATTGAAGAGTTAAACAAAAAGATTGCAAATGCCGAAAAAACCAAAGGCAAAGAAAAGCCGCAAGAACCGCAGTTGCCCAAAGAGTTGCTTGAAAAGTTGGACAGACTTGAACAATTTGAAATCAACGCAAAAAAGGCCAACAAGTTTAAAGAAGTTTTGGCATTGGCAAAGAATGGTGTTAGAACGGATTTGCACAAGTCGCTGGAAAATTATGCCGCCGATTTTGCAGTTTCGTTGGAAACGCCAAGTGACGAACAGGCAAAAAAACTGATTGAAAGGTTTCAAGCCATTTTTCGGGACAGCATTGGTGACATCAAGCCACTTTCCCCTAAAACGACAAGAAAACAAGATGAGGATTTTGCCGCAAGTCTTAAAAAAATTAAAGTGTAAAATCAATTTTTTAATAAACAAAAAGTAAAACAATATGGTTACGAATTTAGCGTATTTCTTTGAACGAGCAAAGAAAGTCCACGGTGACGGACGCTGGGTTTGGGTAAAGGATAGCAACGGCGAGGATAGGCGCAATGTACTGCTCGGTGGTGACATCCTCAACCCCAACAAGGGTCTTGGACACCTTTGGGCAGGCCAACTGATGGAATACAAGCCTGGAGTTGGTATGCTGATTTTCCGCTCTTTCCGTGTAAAAGCCAATGTAAGCGCATCAACCACAATCTATGTTGAAGGCGATGGCTATTCTGATGTACCCGAGGTTGGTCAAGTGCTTATGAAAGCGCCCGACTCAATCTATGTTACCACAAGCACCGCCAACACCACAAGTGGTGCTATCACCAATACTACCGCTGAGTACACTGGTCAGTCTTGCAAGGTGACTAAGGTAGAATATGAAGCAAACGACGAGCGTTTCAAAGTTACCGTTGACCAAGCGATGACCTTATCCGCTAATGACATTTTGGTCGAGGCCGAAGGCACTGCAAAGTCCGCAACCGCAAAGGTGCTTGTCAAGAACCCCAATGTGTTCAATGAGGCAAACCGAGAGTTACTTCCTACCGATGACTCTTTTGGATTTGACAACGGCAGGTATGCAGCATCTGGTGTCTATGATAAGCAGATTTGGATTCAGCGCACTCAACCGCTGCCCAATTATGTGCTTGCAAAGAACCGCTCATACATTGATGGCATCTTTTGGCTGTAACCAACAATCACTAACTACTAAAGAAAGGAGATTATAGATTATGGCAAATGCTTATAGAAATCATTGGACTCCCGAAGAGGCTATTGACAAACTTTACAACAAGTTGTTCGATAGCAACAGTACGGGACTTTTGCAGACCCTCGTTGATTCCATCGAACTTGACGAGAATGCTAACTTTTGGGCAGAACACTTCATTGTAGAGGGCAACGAATACAAGATTGACCTTTCGGATACCCGCAAGAACCCTGCTTGGACTGTTCGCCAACGCAATCGCCGCCGTGTTCCTATGGCAGACCCGATGGCACCTCTTTCGGAAACTATGCAACTTGAACCCGAAGGCTTTGAGGAGAAGACTGGTTCAATTTGGCAATATGGTAAGGGTTTGTTTGAAACCTCGATGTCCAAATTGGAACTGATTGCTCGCCTCCGCGAACTTTCTCCCGCAGACCGTGATGTTGCACTTGGCCTTCAACGTGGTATCGCTGACCTTATCAAGTCGCACAACCTGCGCCTTTCGCATATGGCAGCACAAACGCTTTCCTATGGTGGTGCTTATACTTCTTATTACACTGATGAAAGCAATGTCACCTACACTACCAATGGCTTTAGCGGTGTTCATCCTTCGCAACCCGCATACATTCCTTTGGCAAACTTCAAGACCGCAGGTGCAAGTGTTTGGTCTGCTTCCAATG